CACTTTTTAATTAGAGTGCCTTTTTTTGTTTATCTTTGTAAAAAGACTTGCAATGATAAATGATGTTAGAAATACTGTTCTGTCAATAATAAGTAAAGACAATCGGGGTTACATTACTCCAGACGAGTTTAACTTATTTGCAAAGCAGGCACAGCTTGAAATATTTGAGCAGTATATATACTCTTACTCCAATTCGATTAACAAGCAGAACGCTAGGATGTTTGGTGAGGGATATACAGATGTTCCAAAAAATATAGGCGAGGTTATTGATGAGTTTTCTGTTCTTACAACACTAACTTATTCAATACCATATTTTTTACCTCCTGTAGATTACTACTACCTAGAGAGAGTTATGTACAATAATATTGAGGCAGAAAAAGTTAGCCAAAGAAAGATATCTGCACTATTAAACTCAAACCTAACAGCCCCTGATGTTTCATATCCAGTGTACACACTACAAGAAACAGGTCTAATTGTATATCCGACAACAATAGTAAACAATATAACGGCTCAATACATAAGATACCCAAAAGATCCTGTATGGTCATACACAAATATTTCTGCTGGACAGCCAGTATTTAATGCAAGTGCATTTAACTATCAAGACTTTGAGCTACCCTTAAGTGATTTTGCAAATTTAGTGGTAAAAATATTACAGTATGCTGGAGTTTCAATTAGAGAATTGGAAGTTGTACAGGCGGCTAAGTCAGAAGAAATACAAGACTCACAACAAAAACAATAGTAGATGCCATATATAAATAATTACCAGTACTACAAAAATAACGGAGCTATCCCTGAAGATGAAAATTGGGGGTCGTATCAGTATGTTAGCCTGTCTGACATTGTTAACAACTTCATGTTGATGTATGTTGGCAATGATAAACTTGTAAACAATGTTGATAGATACACCATTCTTTTTCATGCAAAAAGATCTATACAGGAGCTAAACTATGACGCACTAAGAAACATAAAGGTCCTAGAATTACAGCTTGGAACTGAGCTAAAGATGATCATGCCTCCAGACTATGTTAGCTATGTTAGAATGTCAATGTTAATTAACGGTGTTCTTATTCCATTGGTTGAGAACAGAACCGTCATGTCAGCTACGGCTTACCTACAGGACAATAACTTAGACATTGTATTTGACTCTAACGGAGAGATTGTAACGGGTACATCAAAGCTTGACATCCTTAGAGGAGACAACATGTTGTACACTGGTGGAGGAATATACAATAATCAGATGGGATACTGCTGTGATGGTCAATGGTACTTTAATTATAGCATTGGCTCAAGGTATGGCATGAACACTGAAGACGCAAACATGAACCCTAAGTTCACAATCAATAAGGAGTCTGGGGTTATTGATTTTTCATCTGGAGTTGAGAATGCATTTATTGTTCTTGAGTATATTTCAGATGGCATGGAAAATGGTGACTCAACAAAAATTACTATAAATAAATTAGCAGAGGAGTACGTGTATAACTACTTAAAGTGGGCTGTATTAAATAACAAATATGGAGTACAGGAGTACATAGTAGCGAGAGCTAAGAAAGAAAAAAGTGCAACATTAAGGAATACAAAAATTCGATTAAGTAATATGCACCCATCAAGATTGTTGATGAGTTTAGCTGGTCAAGATAAGTGGATTAAATAATTATGGCGGAAACTAAAAATACATTTGTTGCTGGTAAAATGAATCAGGATGTTGACGAAAGGTTATTGCCTGATGGTCAATATAGGTCTGCAAATAATATTACAATAGAATCAACTGGTGGCTCAAATATGGGTGCCGTACAGAATGCAAGGGGGAATTCAAAGTTATTTGACGTAGTAAGTTTTTTATCAACTCTTGGATATACAATTACAGGAACTAAAACGATTGGTGCTGTAGCATACGAACCACTTGGCCTTATTTATTGGTTTATAAGTGCTGACAATTTTGATGGTATATTTGAGTTTAATCAAAATACTCAAATATCATCTTTGATTTTAGGTAGCACTACTGGGCAACTAGAATTTGATGCTACTGCGTTAATTACTGGCGTTAATTACATACCCACAGAGGACGGAGGATTTTTACTTTGGACAGACAACCTCAACCCACCAAGAAGAATAAATATTTCTAGAGTTAGGTCATATTCAATAAATGATTCTAGAATAGATATTGATATTAATGTTATACTTAGACCTCCATTAAAGAGCCCTAAAATAACACTAAAAAATGATACGGATAATATTGATTCAAACAACTTAGAAGAAAAATTTCTTTATTTTAGTTATAGATACAAATATGTTGACAACGAGTTTAGCTCTATGTCGCCGTTTTCATCTGTAGCTTTTAACGCTAAACCTCTTTCATTTGATCCAAATACTGGAGACAATATTGGAATGTTAAATAAGAATAATTTAGTTAATATTTCTTTTGAGACTGGAAATCAATTTGTTAAAGAAATTCAAATTTTAGCAAGAGACACAAGGTCATTAAATGTAATGATAGTTGAGACGCTAAATAAAAGCGATGAAGGATTTGCAAATAATTCATTTGCAAACTTTATATTTAGAAATAATAAAATATATGCCACCCTTCCGTCTGATCAAGTAACCAGAATGTTTGACAACGTTCCACTAAAGGCACAGGCACAAGAGATTATTGGCAATCGTTTGATATATGGAAACTATACCCAGTTTAGGGATGTTCAGCAGCTATCATATACAGTTGACTTTGGTAGTAATTATACTGCTGATGTTGCCAATCCAAAAAGAACATTTAGGAGTGATCGTGATTACGAAGTTGGAATAGTGTATAGTGATGAATACGGTAGACTTACAACTGTATTGACATCTAAAGATAATAATACAGGCAACAATAGCTCAAGCTCTGTGTACATACCGCCATCTAATTCAGATAAACCAAACTTCTTAAAGACAACAATAAAAAGCCTTCCTCCAAGCTGGGCGACAAACTACAGATTGTATATAAAACAAACTAAAAAAGATTACTACAACTTGTTTCCAATTTCATTTCAAGTTTTAGGTGAATATAGATACATACTAATTTCAGAGTCTGACAGAGATAAAGTTTCTGTTGGTCAGTATATTATATTTAAAACGTCTAATACTGTTGCAACTCATTCAAATAAAAAATTTAAGGTTCTTGAGATAGAATTAAAAACACTTGGGCAGTTAAATCCAGCATCAGCCGCTGGATTATATATAAAAATAAAGCCAGATAATATTAGTGGATCATCTTTTTTAGCTGCACCAACCATGATAACTACAAATAGTGCATATTGGGCAACATTACGTACTAATCAAAGTTCAGCTGGTGGACAAATACCCTATTGTTTTAATGCTCCAGTTCTTCATTATGATACAGTATTTTATAGATCTGGATCTAATTTTTTTACTAGTGCTCTTAATTTTGCACCAGCAATTGGACTAACAGGATCTATAACTAAAGATGATGTAAGATTAAGAGTAAAAATAGTTCCTGATCCATTAAATCAAAATAGTTCTGACGCAACTCATTTTATAATTAATATAGATCCAGTAAATCAAAATAGTTGGACTACCCCAGTTTTAATTCCATCTGGATCGACATATAGTGTTAACACGCAAGTACCATCTTCTGCTGGTAATATGCAATTAAACTTTGGTGTTGGAAATTATGTATTAGGTGATGTTTATGTTTTTAATATTCGTGGATATTATTTTAACTCAATATCTGGTAGAGCATCTGTTAAGTCTCCAAGAGGTGGATCAGGACTCCCTGGCACATTTAATAATTCCTATCAATCTTTACCAATAACAATGCCAGTAGATGGCGGATCTCCTAATCCAATTGTTGCACCCTGGCAATATAATTATACTGGTGAACTTTCAGTTGCATTTGCAGGACCTATATATATTGGAGCTAAAATAACAATAACAGTTAGAGAAGGTCAAGGATGTACTTGTACTCCAGTGGAGACTTTTACCACTATACTTCCAATCGCTACAAAAAATTACCCATCATTTGAAGAATTTTTTTGGGAGGAATGCACTGGTGTGACAATTGATGTTGTTAACACAACTGGAACAGATCCAAGCAATATAAATTATGCTTTTAGATATGTTAATTCACAAATAAGTGTAAGTGGTGGATGTAGTGGTGAAAGCACTTGGATAAATAATCCAATTGCTATTCAAAATGGTGGATCAACGTTGGATGTAAATGGAAATGCTTTGTTTAAATCAGCTTTATTTTTTTGGGCAGATGCTCAATCTAATTCTTGTGGAAGAACTCATTACGATTGTTCAGCCACACTAGAGCAAGCAAAATCTCCAACATATATAATTGAGACAGTTCCAATCGAAGTAGAGACTCCTATATTTCATGAAACAACAAAAACATATCCAATTAAAAATGGTTTTCATGGTGTTGGATGGGATTATCAGACAGCTACTAGCACCGCTGTAGCAGGTGGATTTAATGTCCTTCTTACATCGACAGACATGCATTACTTTAGTGTCGGTGATTCTGCATGGCTGAATGGATTTCCTCATAATGTAGCAGCGGTAACATCTGAAAAACAAATAACAATATTTTCTGTAACTTCTTTCAGTGGGTCTGGGACTATCTATTCAATGCAAGGTGAGTCTGACCAAACAGCATTAGGCAGTGCTAATGTTATTTTAAATAGTAACAATGAAAATTCTGATTGCAATGCATTTTGTTATGGAAATGGACTGGAATCTTATAGAATAAGAGATTCATTCAATAATGCTACTATGAACTACAGTATAAGAGCAAGTACTGTTATTGACGATTATGAGCAAGAAGAAAAATTTGCGTCATTAACATATAGTGGAGTTTATCGTGGTAGTTCATCTATTAATAGATTAAATGAATTTAACTTATCAGTTGCAAACTTTAAAAACCTTGAGAAAGACTATGGATCTATACAAAAGCTATACACAAGAGACTCTGATTTATTGGTATTACATCAAGACAAAATAACGTCTGTTTTATTTGGAAAGAATTTATTAGTAGATGCTTTAGGTGGTGGTCAGGTAGCATCAATCCCAGAGGTTCTGGGGAATCAGGTTCCGTATCCATTAGACAATGGTATTAGTAACGACCCATCAAGCTTTGCAGTTAATTCAGGTAATTTGTATTTTACAGATGCAAAAAGAGGAGTTGTTTTAGAGATGATAAATGAGCAGAATGTGATTGAAATTTCATCAAACGGGATGAAAAATGCATTTAGAGATCTTCTTACTACAAATGTAAACACACAAAAAATAGGTGCGTACGATCCTTACCATAAGATGTATACGCTAACCACAAATAATATAAGAAATACATTATGTTCTTTAAGTATTAGTAGACCTTCTCTATTTGTTTTTTATACTGGCACATCTTCTTCTACATTATTATTTAGTATAAATACTAATGAGAGCTGGACCATATCATTGATAGATACTGGATTTGGTACAGATTGGTTATTAATAGACCAACTATCTGGAACGGGATCTCAAAGTATATATGGAACAACATCATTAACACAGCCTCCTGTTCTACCAAGAACAATAACAGTTAGAGTTTCTTATTGTGCAGGTAAATATGTAGACTTCTTATTAACACAACAAAAATATTCTCCTGTAGTTGAACCAAATATTATTATTAGAACTTAAAATGGATATACTAAATCAATCAATACAACTTTCAGGTGAATCATTAAAGGGAATAAATAATGTTGTTTCTTCTGGATCAGAGATATTACTTTTCGATCAGTATACTGGTCAACAAATATTTGGTCTTTCACCAGTGCATGGTCAATTAGTTACAATTAAAAGTGGTGGAACAGGTACAACAAAAGAGTTAGCTCCTTCATTAAATAATAAGCTTTACTATCTTGTATCAGACGTATCATATAATGAATCACAGACAGATGAAATAATATCTTTAGCCACAGAAATACCTGTCGTTTTAACTAGTGGAATTTTTGTTGGTGAGTTTACATTTTTAAATCCAAATAACTATGAAAACGCATATTTTTTATGGGATTATTCAGATAAGATACTAAACTCTGCGTCATACATTGGGGTAACTAGTAATAGGTCTATGTCAATTAGTTTTAATAATAATGCTGGTAGATGTGGTATTAATTATAATGCAGATTCTAAACCAACTAGATTTCAACTTGTAGTAAATGGAGGAGTTCAAAAGGATACTGGTTATGTTGGATTAAATACACAACAAAATTATGATGACTTAATTGCTGCTGGTGTATTGCCTAGTGAGATATCTCTTTCATCACCATACAATGGATTGGTAAATAATGGAAAAGGGAGTTTAATGACTGTAAAAAATATAGGAGCTCTAGATGCTTCTGTAGTTGTATCATCACCATTTAGTACGTCATCATGGACAATAAAAAAAATAAATCCATACACAACATCTTTTAGCATAAATCCAACGAAAGACAACACACCTTGTGGAAAGTCTACAACTAATACTTATCTTCATAATGGATCAAATTTAACGCCAGTTATTGGAGACATTATTTATTATGACAGCAATAAAGCATTTGTTGGAGAGAATTTAAACTATTATATTGGAAATAGTATATTTATAAACATAGATAATGACGGCGTAGTTAAAAATATAGACGACTGTTATTCAGATGGGCCATTTGCAGTTCCGTATATATATGAAAGTAATATTGTATATTCTAATGGAGGGGAGATTAAAAGACCAGTTAACGCAATAGGAAATCCAACATCTTGGACTTTAGTTTCAAGCAGTCCAGTTTCACAATCAATATATTCTAATGGGAACTGGAGTATAGATGAAAATACAGCAAAGGGAGAATATGTAATAACAATCAATGCAACAAATTCTTTTGGTACAAGTCCAAACAAGACAATTAATGTAAGTGTTCCTGACTTAGCGGTTACTAGACCAGTAGAGATAGATATAGAAAATATTCACTACGATACTACTGGAATATGCAGTTCTTCTGGAAAGGTTCTTACTACCATGTTTTTTTCAGGTCCAGATAAATTTCAGCAATTACCAAGCAAGGGTAGCTTTATTTATTATGATAGTGAAGGATTAAGACC